AAAGCCCAATTCGACAAACTACTGCTACAGGTGGTAATGCGTTACTGCACTTTGCTAACAACATTCTAGAGTTTGAGCCTAGATTCAAAGGGGATCTCATTTTGCAGAACCCTTCTATCAAGACTCCAGATGTTAAGAAGAACCCCATAATTGGTCATTTTGCTAAAGTAACCATCAAAAAATCTGCAAACGAAAAGACTAATACGACAATACCTTACCCAATTCGTTATGGTCGCACAGGAGGCACATCGATTTGGGTAGAGAAAGAAATTATAGATATGCTCTATGGATGGGAGTTTATCACTAAAGCTGGCGCTTGGTTAAAAGCTACAGATGATTTCATGGAGCTTCTAACTTCTAAAGGTTTTACTTTCCCAGAGAAGATCCAAGGCGAAGCTAAGCTGTTTAAGCATATCGAGGAAGACAAAGATCTTAGTGCATTTTTAATTGAGTATTTTAGGGAGCAGGTCGCAGCAGTTGAAGCATGAAGTTCTTTGACATAAATGGCAAAGAGCGCAATCTAAAAAACGCAAAGAAGTATTTAATCGATTGGGAAAAGCCTAGCCGTAGTAAATTTCAAACTACTGTAAAAAAATTCCTTTACGACTATTGGAAGAATGACATAGTCTTCGAAGAGTTTAGGGTTGTTGGGAGTAGATTGTCCTTAGATTTCTATAACGCTAATAAAAAAATAGCTGTAGAAGTACAAGGCGCACAACATACGAAGTTTGTTAAATTCTTCCACAAGAATCGTTTTAGATATGCAGAGCAATTGAAGAGAGACATGCAGAAGTTTGATTTTTGCAAAGCTAACGAAATTAGACTAGCAGAGATCTACCCTCAAGATGAGATCCAAGCTTCAGTATTTAACGACCAAGATATTTATCTATGAATTTACCAGATGGTAGTGAAAATCCAGAGTTTTGTATCCCCATTGAAATGGTGGAAAAAATTTACGAATTGTCTGGTGGGGCCGATAAATATAAGGGGGTAATCATGGCTGTATCTTCTGAGAATGGAAAACCTCTAGTCTATTGCAAATTTGATTGCAGTATGACAGAATTTGCTTTAACAAAAGCTTTAGAGAATCACTTGGATCACCCACCCAAAGAATTAAGCGAAGAAGAACTGTAATATGATATACAATTTCGAATTAGAAAAACAACTGTTAGCAGGTTTACTTAGAGAGCCAGAAAGCTTGGCTGAGATATCTAATTTTATCAGTATCTCAGATTTTTACTCTAAGCAGAGTTCTCTACATTCTGCTGTTTTTCGTATTATACAGCAAGCTATTGACGCTGGAGATGAAATAGACGAGATTATCGTAGCTCAAAGAGTCAATGATTTAGGATTGTCTTTCGAAGACAATCTCAAACCTTCTGATTATATTAAGTCTTTGTCTCTTAGGAAAGTCCCGAAGGGAAACATCTTAAAAACAGCTAAGGAATTAAAGAAGTATTCCATCCGTAGAGAGATACTGGAGTCTTCTCAAGAGATAGCGAAGAAGATGAAGAATATAGCTCCAGAATCCTCTTACAGAGAGATTATAGAGCTGGCTGACAATGTATACAATTCTCGCATTAACCTGTATGAGATCGGCAATGATACGCCAGAAAACATATATGAAGAGATGGAAGCACTTGTAGAGGAGAGGGGCAACAATCCAGTCACAGAATTCGGCATGATGGGGCCGCATGAAAAGATTAATGATATTTATGGCTCTCTATTGAGAGCTGGTAATATAACTGTTATCGTAGCGAGGTCTGGTGTGGGTAAAACTCAGTTTTGCATGGATTATTCCACTAAAGTTAGTTTAAAATATGATGTTCCAGTTCTCCACTTCGATAATGGAGAGATGAGTAAAGAAGAATTAATTATGCGACAGTGCGCGGCCTTGTCGGGAGTTTCGATGCATTTACTAGAGAGCGGTAAATGGAGAAAAGCTGGACAGGATGTGGTGGATAAAGTTAGATCTGTATGGCCAAAAATAAGTAAACTAAAATTCTATTACTACAATGTGGGTGGGATGGACGTAGATTCTATGGTTAACACCTTAAAAAGATTTTACTATGCTAAAGTAGGTAGAGGTAACCAAATGGTTTTTTCTTTTGATTATATTAAGACAACCTCAGAAAGTAACGGCAATAAATCAGAGTGGCAAGTTGTCGGGGAAATGGTTGACAAGTTTAAGAAGTGTGTGCAGAAAGAGATTCTACACGAAGGCAATCCTATGATCCCTATGATAACTTCTGTTCAGTCTAATAGATACGGAATTACTAACAACAGAAACTCTCAGAATGTAGTCGATGATGAGTCTATTGTTTCTTTGTCAGACCGTATCACTCAGTTCTGTTCTCACATGTTCATTCTTAGAAGTAAGACTGGTGATGAGGTAGAGAGCGAAGGAGAGAGGTTTGGTACTCACAAGCTTATAAATGTAAAAGCCAGACACTTGGGTAGCGATATCGCTGGGGCTGTGGAACCAGTCAGTATTGGAGATACTCTGAGAAAGAATGCTATTAATTTAAATTTTAATAATTTTAATATTACAGAGAGGGGTGATTTAAGAGATATCGCCAGAGTATTAAACGGAGAAGAAGAGTTAGAGACAAATGGACATCAAGAAGAAATCCCAGACTTCGATCAATTCTGAAGACTTCCAAGGGATCTTGGAGTCAGTAGGTTATACTCTAATTGATTGTGGCGATCATTGGAGAACTCAAGCTTTGTATAGAGATGGAGATAATAAGACTGCGCTTAAGATTTACAAGAATACTGGCGTATGTATGGATTTCGTCCAGAACAGAGGGAGTAAACCTTTCGAAGCTCTTATTGAATTAACGACTAAAGACAAAAGAGAAACAGAAGCTATTTTAGCTAACTCATATACAGATGAGGTTTCGACATATCAACCTAATGAAAAGATACAGATGGAAAGAATATATCCAGACTCGGCCTTAGATAAACTATTCCCCAATTATCACTTTTATCAGGGTAAGAATATATCAGAAGAAACCCAAAAAGCTTTTCAAGTAGGGCTTGCTGGAGTCGGGAAAATGTACAGACGTATGGTATTCCCCGTTTACAACGAACACAGTCAAATCATAGGTTTCTCTGGTCGGCATGTAGATTCTAATAATGAAAAGTGGAAGCATCTTCCTAAATGGAAACATGTAGGGAAGAGAAACAACTGGGTTTACCCAGCCTTCAACACCGCGACAGGTGTCGATGAAGAGATAGAGTTGAAAAAAGAAGTTATATTAGTAGAAAGTATAGGTGATGCATTGGGTCTTTATGAACAAGGGATTAAAAACGTTTTGGTCATTTTTGGCTTGTCCGTTAATAGTAATATTATCAATTATCTTAGCGGTAGGGCTGTTGTCAATATATGCATTGCTACAAATAACGACTCTGGCAGCAGTGAAAATAGAGGGCTTATTGCAGCGGTAAAAAGTTACCTTAAATTGTCTAGTTACTTCGACTTGGGGAGTTTAAGTGTAAAATTTCCTCCTAAGCCGTATAATGATTTTGGTGATGCACATTTGCATGATTGTGATATTAAGAAAGACTGGTTGAATAAGCCAGTAGATCAAGATGCTCAATTAAAGTATGTCTGCAATTTTGTAAAAAACAACTCATCCAGTTTCACTAAAAAAGAATTTAAAACAGCCTTGTTGCTAAGTAATGACTGAACCTCAAACGCCCTTATCTGCGAGTCGAATTAAAACTGCTCAATCCTGCTCTTGGCTTTATTGGTGTAAGTATAAATTAGGTCTCCCAGAGAAGAGTAATGATGGGGCGAGGAGAGGGTCTATATGCCACTTAGTGTTTGAAGTCCTTGGCGTTCCCAAGAGGAAAAAGTATTTTGATGAGATAATTAAATCTCAAGATGTCTTTTCTATCCCTTCTATCAAACGTTTAATTTTTAAACATGCTGAAAAAGAGGGAGTGGATGATGCTGAGAACATACAGATGATGAAGGAGATGATCTTCAATGGTCTGTCTTATGATTTCTTTGGTGGGGATCTTTCTGAGCCAACTGAAGAGTATTCAGAGAAAGATTTCGATATTATTAAGAATGATGGCGAGATCAGCTACAAGATTAGGGGTTTCATAGACAAGCTCTTTCTGTATAAGGATCAAAAGTTCGCTTTGATTAGAGATTTTAAGACCAGTAAAGATGTCTTCAAGGGTAAAGACCATACTGATAATTTACAGGATTTAATGTATAGCTTAGCTGTAAGGGATCTATTCCCAGAATACGCTAATAGGGTTAGTGAGTTTCTCTTTTTGAAGTTTGATTTGGACTTGAAAGCCAAAAAAACAGGGATAGTTAGGATGGAGCCTCTTGACCCTGATGAGCTGGTAGGTTTTGAATTACAGCTTACAGAGATACAAAAATATCTAGACAATTTTACAGAGAGAGACGCGAAATACAATTTTGCTGCTCGTAAAGGCTTCCCTTCTGACAGTTCCTTTAGTGGTAAGTTGCTATGTGGCTTTGCTACTAAGAAGGGAGAACTTAAAAAAGACGGCAATCCAAAATGGCATTGCTCCATGAAGTTTGATTTCTTTTATTATGAGGTCTACAACTCAGAAGGTAAGACGGTCAAGTGTTACTTCGAAGAGGATTTCTCTGAAGATCTTATCCCCAAAGGCGGGAAATACGAGATCAGATATTATAAGGGTTGCCCAGCACATTGTTCTTGACTCGCTAGTCTAGACTTGTATAGTTGGGTCATGGTCCCAGTATTCAAATCTACTTTCTCTATAGGGAAAAGTATTTTAACATTAGACGAGGCGGAGAAGGACGGCGGTCCTGATAGCATCTTATCGATATGCGAAGAGAACAAGATTAAGAGCTTAGTCTTAGTTGAAGATTCTATGACGGGTTTTGTTACTGCTCATAATAGGTGCAAAGAGCGAGATATAAATTTAGTCTTTGGTCTTAGGATTACATGTTGCAACGATGTAAATGACGATGATAATTCTGATCATAAAATTGTAATTTTTGCTAACGACGATGATGGATGCCGACTATTATATAGAATCTATTCGTATGCTTATACTAGTAATAGCGGTAAAGTAGATTTTAATTTTTTGAATTCATTATGGAGCGATAGTATCGATCTAGTAATTCCATTTTATGATTCTTTTATCTATAATAATAGTCTTCACCTAAAAAAATGTGTCCCCAGCTTTTCAAAAATCAGTCCTGTGTTCTGGGTCGAGGATAATTGTCTACCTTTCGATAATTTACTGGCACGTAAAGTAAAAAAGTTCGCAGATAACATCGGGGCTAAATGTAAAGATGTGAAAAGCATCTTCTATAAAAAAAGAGAAGACGTTGAAGCGTTACAGACATACAAGATACTCTGCAACAGAAACTTCGGGAAAGCGGCTACGTTAAGTAGTCCAAATTTAAATCATTTTGGTAGCCAAGAGTTCTGTTTTGAGTCATATTTAGAAAAGAAAGAGGTGGCCAATGGATGAATCATTGTTAAGGTTTGATAAGAAGCAAAAATATTTAGTTTTCGATACAGAAACTGAAGGCTTAAATTTAATCAGGTCAAGACCTTGGCAGGTTGCTTGGTTAGTAGTGGAAGGAGGTAAAATCTTGGAGAAGCATGATATGTTTCTGGATTGGCCAAATTTAGATGTGTCAGCGGGGGCTGCTAAGATCACAGGTTTTACTATGGAAGAGTATAACAAGAGAAAAGAAAGCCCGAGAAAGGTCTGGGAGAAGTTTTCTAAGCATCTTTATGATGAGGATACGTTTATAGTAGGTCAGAATTTATTAGGGTTCGATGTTTACATGGTCAATATTTGGCGTGAGTTAATGAAACTTGAGGCTGATTACTCATATGTAGAACGCATTATTGACACAAGAGCTTTAGCTGTAGCTATAGCTAAAGACATACCAGTAGATAAAGATGATTTTATTAGTTGGCAGTATAGACTTATAAATCATAGGGAAAGAAAGCTAAAAACATCTCAGGCTTTCCTGCTTAAAAAATACAATATAGATCATGACCCCAAACGATTGCATGATGCCCTTTACGACATCGAGATGAATTTTA